CGTAGAGCTGGATGTTACTTTTAACTCGTCGGTATCATCATAAGTCATCGTGGCCTTTTGAACGCCGCCAACCGAAAGACTAAATCCCGCCTGTCCTGCTGAGGCGTCGGCTCTAATGTAACCATTGGTACTGCCCGTGTATGCGATACCAAGTGTGTTTGACCCCGCCACATCTAGAATGGCAGTAGGACTATCCGTACCAATCCCGACGTTGCCACTGGAGGTGACGCGAAACCTCTCTGCCCCCTGCGGTTGTACTGTAAAATCAGAACCGTCGTTCTCTACACGACAGTAGAGGTTGTCGGTAGTATTGAACAGAAGAAGCTCAGACTTCTCAGAGGCGTTGGTGCTTTGTATGGCGATACTTGCTTTACCATCTTCCACCGTGAGATCGTAGGTAGGATTACTCGTGCCAATCCCCACGTTGCCGCTGGAGTCGATGCGCATGAACTCGCTTGAGCCACTAAACTTAAACGAATTAGCCTGAAACTTCAGAGGAACAGCAGCAGTTGCCGCTGCGTCTGTCGCTGTATAAAGGAGCGCATCGCTGCCCTGATCGTCGATCCCGATGTGGACGTCAGTTGCCGCTTTTACATCTAAGGGTCCAAAAGGACTATCCGTGCCAATACCCACCTTGTTGTTCGTGGAGTCTACGACAAGCGTGTCCGTGTCCACGGTGAGGTCGTTGGTGATGTTTACGTCAGCGAAGGACGCAGTGCCCGTGAACGTAGGGTTGGCCGACGGAGCTGCCAGTGCGAAGGCGCTCTGGATGGCCGTGTACTCGGTGGTGAACTCCGCACCCTTGATGACTTTAGCCGGGTCGTTAGCCGGCAGGGAGTCCTTAGCGCCGAAGTTGGTAGTCGGGGTGTAAGTAATGCTCATGGAATTCTCCGTTGAATCTTTTGGGTAGCCCACTGTGGGGCAATGGACTATCGAAAAGAGTGGGGTACTCGGCTATGCCTTTCCCCCGGATGTTGCTTAGACAGCAGCAAACAGCTTAACGCCGGCTTCGGGACGGTAGGTCTCGGTGCCGTACAGAGTGTCAGCAGTCATCAGGTCTGCGAGGTACTCTTGCTTGTACTGAGTCTGAGTGCGAACGCCAACCTGCTCAACGCAGATGATAGCGTCACGGTGCATCAACAGACAACCTTTCTCGTCGGTGTTCTCCAGAGGCAGGTTAGTAGATACAACTACATCAATGCCGTAGAGGGTGCCGATCTTACCGTTCTGAACGGGCTTGCCGTCGACGAAGTCGGTAGAGGTGTACTGAGAGATGCCAGACATGGCGTTCTTAACAGCAGGCGGGATAACGAAGACGCGGTTGTCCATCGGTACGTCGTTGTCGTCCAGAACCTGAACGGCGTCACGGAAGGAAGCGTCGTTGAACGCAACAGCCGCGCCAGCAGAAGTAACAGCACCAGAAGCGCCACACTCAAGCTGAGCCGTGAAGTTAGCAGCTTCGCCGATCAGAGTGTCGTCGATCTGCTTGGCCAGAGCGTAGCCAGCGTCGCTGGTGTAGAACTGACGCATAGAGTTCAGAGCCTGTACATCAGTGATGTCTTCGATCAGGCGGCTGTACTCGAAGTGCTGGTCGATGGCGATAGCCAAGTTGCCAGACGTGGTACCGATCAGGGTAACAGTGTCTTCGGTGGCCTTGGCAGATGCGCTTCCGCGAACCGGCTTAGGTACGTTGATGGTGTCGCCTTTCTTGCCGACCATAGACATGGCGCGAACGTAGGGACGAACGACCAGAGACTTCTCGTAAGCGGCGATGATCTCGTCGCTCCAAATCTCTGGGATGAAGGTTGCTTCCCGAGTGTTGTTGACTGCGGGTGTGGGTGCAAAAGATGCCATTTCGATCTCCTAGATCATTTAACGCGGCCTTCGGCGTATGCCTGCATTATCTCCGCAGACAGCGCGTCGTACCGCTTAGGGTTGGTTTTCATAAGCTCAATGATGTCAGCTCGTCGGTAGGTCTTCTTAGGGGAACGCCCCTGAGCTGCCGACCGGGAGCTGCCCGTTGAAGCCTTCTTGACCGCCTGTTTCTGGGCGACCTTCTCTACCTCCGCCGTCTTAGCGACGACGCCCTTACGTTCCTTGTAGAGAGTCAACAGCTCGTTAGCTGCGCCGAAGTCATACTGCGTATCGGCCTGCTGGTACATCTGCTGTCGGTAAGGGGACTGGCCTACCCACTCCTTAAAGCCGGAGTCTGCGAGGACTTCCTGCATATCAGGGTGAGCTGCCTTTAGCTGGGCCAATGCCTGAGACTTACCCATCTCGGCAGCAACGGCTTGCGCCTGCTTGACGGTGGGGTGATTCTCAATGGCGCGGGCCACTGCTGCGGACGGGTCAGCGAAGAAGTCAACTTCCTCGACGGCTTCCGATTCCGGTGTGGGTGAGTTCTGAGCAGCGATGCTGTTCTTCACCATGTCGTCGAAGGCGCGTCGGAGTTCACCAACTTCCTGCGACTGCTGGCCCATACGGGATTCCAGCTCACGGTGCATACGAGCAATCTCTGCTGCACTCTTACCACGGTACTTTTCGGGGAGGTCGTCTTCCACTTCCTCAGGCTCAGGGGTCGGCTCTGCTTCTGGCTCAGGAGCTACCTGCTCCTCCACAGCTTCTTGCCCTACTTCCACGAGGTCGTCGAACTCGGTTGTCTCCGCTACTACGCTACCATCGGTATCAATCAAACGTGCCATGAATACTCCTTGTCCCTTGCGGGGGGTGTGTTAAATGATCTAGGGGGCTGGCGGGCCTTGTCCTAGCGTTTACCTGCTTTAGTATGCTCGCGCTCCCACTTCATAGCAGCGCCCGGGAAACTCCCAGACACTCCTTCGAGGTGGCACTTCACAGGGCTAATGATGCGCTTGGCCGGAGCATCGCAGGCTCCACACCGGAACTCGTCTGTGGCCCGGCCAAACACTTCACTAATTTCGCTGCATGACGTACAGCGTACATCATAGATGCGTCTCACTTGCTGGCCTCCGTCTTACGGGAAACCGTCTTCTTGGCTTCAAGTGCCTCTACCCTCTCCTCCAGCGCCGCAATGCGGTCGAGTGCTTTCTGGATGTAGGTGGTGGCGTTCTGTGCCAGCTCGTCAAATGCCTTCTGTGATACCATGCGATTATCTCCTTGAGGTCGCTATACGTCTATGCGTTCCTTGCACACCGTCGCCACCAGCCGCATAGACTCAGGCGGAGGGACGGATACGACGAACTGTTCTGCCATGAAGCAGGACGCTGCCGTCGTGTGTTTACTATGTTCCATGTACCCCCAGTCGCCGGAGGGAAGTACCAACAGCAGGTAGAGGGTCCATGTCATCATGTGAGTTTCTCCATCTTGACAACCCACTGGCGGGGGATCACGATCTCCGCATCGCCCTGCTCGGGGTTGCCCTTTTCGTCGGGGAGGAAGTGAGGGCAGAGGATGATCTTCTCCTCGTCATTCACCAGCAGGACACCGATGGAGACAGCGATGGCGACAGTGCCGCTCATCAGCTCCTCGATGTCTCGCCAGCCTATGCGAGCGCCGCCCTCTGCGTCCTTCCATGTGACTCTGTATACGTCCACTGTAGTTCCTTATAGGTTTGCGGTATGCGGAATCAGAAGCGAGGATTTCTGCACCCCTTCGTTTATGACCCCAAGCGAAGTAGCGTTGTCTTCGATGCTTTGGTTAATCGTTAGGTCAACCACATTACAGGTGCCGGTGCTGAAGTCGTTAACGCTGGCTACGCCCCTGATGGGCATAAATCCGCTAGTACAAGACGCGTCCACGGTAACGACGCCAGAACCCATATCAATGCAGACATCCCCATCGTTGTTCGTGTCGGTGTGGTTGTGAAGCTCAATCTCGCCCTCATAACCGCGTAATATGAGCTGACCGGAACCGTTAAAATCAATGATAGGCGCTTGCTGGCCTGCCAGCGTGTTTGAAAACGAATCGTAAATACCAAGCAGCGAGCCGGGTTCTAATGTAATTGTTCCGGTTAGGCTGCACTGAAACACAAAACCGCTGGTAAAGGTCACATCTCCAAGCAAGCACTGTCTGTAAATATTGTTTCCGTCAAGAGTTCCCTGCACAAAACAAAACTCGAAATCGCAGTTTCGGACGTTGGTACTCGAATCAAGGGTCAGCTGTATGGTTGCAGGCGAATCAGAGACAAAGCGGTATCCCGACGAAAAGTCAACATTGGCCAGCGTCATTGACTCTAAGATTCTGATCTGGTGCAGGCCCTCCCTATCCGCGATAGCCTTGGCGTCAACAAGGTTATCAACTGGGGTGCTGCGGGTTCCTAGGGGGACGGTGGTTCCTGACTGACCTTTGGACGGAGATACGCACACCTCTCCTTGAAAGGCGGCGGATAGAAGGGTACTCAAGTCCTGTAGTCCGGCAGAGTTACTCGACGACACCGATACTTGGTTGACGTTAGTAACGTCAGCAAGGTTGGTGTTAGCGCCGGTCAAGTTGACTCGGTATTGGCCGTCCTCAAACGTCACGGTATAGCCGTTGATGATCTCCACGACACGCGCCAAGATAACGCCTCCCACTGAAATGGGCCCGACGTAGACATGGGTCGTGTCAAACACGATACCCTCCGCATCATCCTCAAGGTCTCTGAGGGTGTTGTGGAAGAAGTCCATGTTCAGTTGGTATATTTCTGTGGGGCTAGATTGAACCAATATCATGTCGGCCTTGTTGACGTTGATGACCTTGGTAGCCCAGTCGATAGTTATAGCCATTATGAAACCTTAGTTGGTCCGGTGCCTCTGGACATGACGGCAACTGAAAGCTGCCGAATCTGGTTAAGCTCTACCCTGAGAGCAGCGTTCTGTCCTTCTAGGGCGGCTTGCTTGGCCTTGAGGTCGCTAAACTCTGCGTGTAGCGTGTTCATAGCCTTTTCTAGCGCCCTGAAGTTTCTGTTAGCTAAATCACTCATCTGCAATCATCACCACTGTAGTAGAGAGTCCAGAGCTTAGGACAGTCCCGATTATGTTTCCAGTCTTGTAGAGAGGGCTTGAGGTTGACTTCCGCGCCCTTCCGACAACCGGCTGGTCATTAGTGTAGTTAAAGCCAGCATTCACTATCTGGCCGTTGGTGTCTGTTGTGCCTGATATGATGTCAGTTCCAACAGCCAAGTCTCCTCCAGCAGCGGCCTCTACAAGGACTCTGGCATTTTGTACTGGCGAGCCTGCGTTATCGACAACCGTAACGAGTACGGATACCGTGTTGTTTACAGTGGTGCTTGCTCCTGCTCCGTTCCTTACAGAGGGAGTATTGCCTCCGCCTGAGACGTTGATGGTGACCGCACCGCCTGAGTTGTTGTACACCGCAGCATTTCCGCCAGTGCCTGAGTAGCCGTTGAACACCAGTCCTACAAAGTTGTAGGTGCCCGGAGAGGTTATTTCTATCGCATGGCCGGCAGTGCCAAGCTCAAAGGTCGTGTTGTTCAGGCCGGTTGTGCTGCCAAGCGTAACATCGTCAATGCAAGCTATGTTGGTGCCGCTGCTTGTAATGATGGTGGAGCCTGTAATGTCTGCCGATGCTTGTGTAATACTGTCACACTCGACAGTAGCGCCGTTAAGCTCAGACTGAGAGTTCAGGGTTATGTTTCTGTGATTGGATAAGATACCGGATACAAGGCAGGTAGCGCCTGAGCCAGAACCCGAAACTGAGAAGTCAGGTCTAGTATCCCCCGACCCCAGCCCAATGATACTACAGTCCACGGTGACGTCTGTACCCGCAGCCTGAAGGTCAACTGCCACACCAACATCACCAGCACCGTGGTATCCGTCCTGAAAAAGGACTACAGACGTGCTGTCTGAAAATGTCGTCTGAGTTGCGTCACCAATCTCAAGAAGACCTCTGGCCTCAATCGTTGGAGCGTTACCCGTCACCACTCCATACCGATTGCTGGTGTCGTCTTGGTCGAATGTCAGGAAGTCTTGGAAAGACCCGCCAGCGCCGTTAAGCAGCAGGCCGGTGCCAACATCAACCGCGTCCATTGCTAGGTTTTCTGACTTAGCCCCTCCAACACCAAACTGAGCCGCCACGCCAAAAAGGTTGCAGTTAGTCAGGTTTGGGGTTCCGGTTGTACCCTCTCTCCAAGCCGCTACGTTAGGGTTAAGGGCTACAATAAGGTAGCCCCCCTGAGATGGATAGGTGTTGAAGGTCGAGTTGTTTGCCCCGGTTCCGGCAATGTTGTAAGAGTAATAGTTGCTACCGTTACTTCCCACGGCAAGCTCTACGCCATAGGTGACATTGAGATCGCCAAAGTCAGCAACATAAACCTTAGAGAACCACAACTGGCTTGAAAGGTCTGCGCCGCCGGCCTCATACGCGACCCCAGTTCTGGAGCCGTTAGAGGTTATCTTTTTATTTACGGCGTTGCTGCCTTGATACTTTAACTGGGGTTCCGCGCCCGGAGAGGGTCCGGTTGCGTTGAAGTTGGCCCAGTTGGTGTTAGTATCAGCGTCAGATAGCCTTGTTCCTTGAAAAGTAACGGTAGCCATATATGCTCCTTATTCGTCGGCGGTGCGGATTACCGTAGTCGAGCCGCCAGCAGCCCCCAGAGTACCCGTAGTCTGGAATGTCTTGATTCCCGCAAGGTCTCCAGCAGTACCGCCGTCCCTTACTCGGATGAACAGGGTTCGCGGGGTGCCTGAGTATACGACGGTGTAGCTCTCTTGTGCAGATGCAGCCAGCTTGTCGATGTAACTCAGGTGGGCGTTGTTAAGGGCGGCAGCAGACCAAGTGCCTGTGGAGGTGCAGCCGGAGAATGTGAGTGTACCGGCGCCGCTGGAAAAGCTGGTGTAGTTTACAATCTGGTACACCCCGTTGGCGTCAAGCACCCGAATGGTTCCGGCAGTCGGCGTGTCCTTCTCGGAGGGGTTGCCAGTACCTATGGTTTCAGAACCGCTGGCAAGGACCACAACGCCAGCACCGGAGGTCGCAGATGAGACAGCGCCGGCAGTAACAGTGATCGCCTCGCCTGTAGCAACGTCACACTGATCTTGACGCAGACCGCCACTTCCATCTTCTGGTCCAACAAGAACTCGGTCCTCGCCAATCTCCATGCCGGCAACGGCAAAGGTTACGTTGTTGGGTGGCTGGTTTGTATTGCCGTCGAGGTCGGTGAACAGGTCGCTTGCAGTAGTGTCTGCTGCCTCAATAGCAAAGCCGTATGCGCCGATGATTGCCGATCCGGTTGACTGGCCGACAAAAGGAGTGGCTACGGTCTTCTCTGTGTTGCCAGATACGGCAAACACGCCCGTAGCGCCGCTTACGTCGCCTGTAGTGGGGGCAACACCAGTAAGCAACTGAATGTACATCTTGGTGCCTGCGGTGGTGTTGTCGATTGCCAGAAGCTGACCAGTACCGCCGGTCCAAGTTACGGACTCAGGCTCGACAAAAGTTCCAGCAGACTGGGTTCCAACAAGCTCATGGGTGATGCCCCGGAAGATGTTGCCGTCCAAGCCGTACAAGCTGCCGTTAGGGGTGGCGTCAGTAGAGCCGCTCTCACACGATGTCAGCCATTTGAGGCGCTCATATACGTCGTTGGTGGTTCGGCCTCCCTTGTCCCATTCGCTGTAGTAAGGCTCTGGGGTTCCGTTTCCGTCAATGTCTATCTCACGGTAGCCTTCGGTGTTTACGATGTCAGTGTAGCCGGAGAGGGTGCCGCTTGTCTTCTGGTTATTCAGATCAGAGGCGTAGGTCAAGGCGAGTACGTTGTTACCTCGCGCAGAGCCGTTAATCCTGAACTCTGAGTAGGTCTGACCAAGCTCTCGCGTAATGCCGATAAACCGTCGTCCATCAATGTCTGATCCGGCGTTGTTCACCTTTAGCATGAATCGGTGAGAAATACCGTTTGCCGTGTCCCGGTTCAGGCCCTTCAGGGTCTCTCCATTAGGAACTGTATTCCAGAAGTCGTCAGCGACGATAGCGCCGTTCTGGATGATTTGGAGGTCCATACCCTCTGCGGCAATAACAACCAGACCGTCCCATATTGTTCCGTCTTCTTTCTGGATGATGGAGCCGTCGTACAAATGCTCAGAGATGGCGTCTGTGGCGCTCCCGTTGGCGTCGTCCAAGCGATAGCCGGTCTCCAGTGAGATAATGTTGTCGGTTGATCGGTCTGAGGGAGTCTCAGAGGTAATGTCGATCAGGTCGTCGCCTCCGGCTGTTGCGTCGTCGGCTAGGTCTTGGGCGTACCTGTGGAACTCAATTACAGTATAGTACCCCGCACCCGCCGCCCCGTGCGCCGCTCCGGTGTAGTAAAAGTTGCCTGATGAGTCTACGGCAATGTCGTCTTTAATAGCCATGCTGAATCCTTTAGATAATTAAATCCCGGCTAACAACTAAGCCGGAGAGGGTTGGTGAATTAAACGTCGAGTAAAAAGAGTCTGAGGACGTTCCAACAAGCCTGTAAAGCGTCCCCGATGAGTATGTGTATTCGTAGACATCCCCCTCGGCTATTGTTTCTAAGTATGTCGGGGCCGATGAGAAGTTGGCGGCGTAGTCTATCCAAGTGTATTCCCCGCCTGCAGACGCAGTGCCGCCTCTTGTGTGGTGGTAATAAACGGCATCACCGTTAGAGGGCCCAAACAGGCTCTCAGGCAACGATACGACCTCCTCAGTACCATCGGTGAGGGTGAAGACTAAATCGCCGTCAGCGTCCATAGAGACGCTCTCAACGCCCCTGCCATCCTCACCATCGGCCCCATCGAAGCCGGGAGGCCCTTGGATGCCGTCCGATCCGCTCTCGCCCGCAGGCCCACGGATTCCTTGTATCCCTTCAGCCCCGCGTTCTCCCGCAGGGCCTTGAGGACCGACCGGACCCTGAGGCCCGATCTGCTTGCTTACATCAGAGACCTGCTCCTGAAGGCGCTTGAGAAGGGCCAGCATCGTTAGGTTGTCCATTTGCTCCCTCCGTCAGTTGCTTAATCAGTTCCGCCTCGGCCTTAGCCTTGGTGGATTCCATGTCTCTGTCCTGCCTACCTTGAAGCTCTTGCTCCTTCAGCAGCAGCTCGCCCATCTTGGCTCTACGCTGGAACTCTCGCTCGTCCTCGTCTTCGCTGTACTTGAGGGCGAGTTCTTCCGGCATGAGCTGGGCTTCGGTGTTGTACTTCTGTGCCCTGCTCTGGCTCTCCGCCGCTTGCGCGTTGAGGAGCTGAACCTGACCCTGAGTAATAGCCATCTGCATCTGCTGCTGCTGCTGTTGCGCTTGCTGCGCTTCAGGGTTGGGCTGGTTAGCCTGCTGCAACACCTGCATGATCTCGTCGCGGTTGCCCACGTTGAGGTGGTCTACGATAGCCATGAGGATTGCGCCATGTGCCGGAGAGTCCGGGCCGACCATCTGGAGAATCTGGCTGAGCTGCGCTACTTCGTACTCGCGGGCCATGGCTCCGAGGGAGCTGAAGGCTACGAACTGGAAGTCCTTCACAGGGTAGTTCTCGGGGTCGAACTGCATGTAACGCTTGGCCGTCTTCTCCACGAAGGGAACAAGGAAGTTCTCTTGGAAGTTGACGAGGGTGCGCTTCTGACGCTTCATCAGTGCGCCTTGGCTCATGCTCTGGCCTGCGGCGGTTACGTCGTTCTGCACCATGCCAGCGTTGGCCTCGGCAGCGCCAGTCGCCTGACTGACCATCTGTTGCAGCGCCGCGCCTTGGTTGAAGGTGACGCCGTTGAGCTGGCCGAAGTTGAAGGGCATCAGAGCATCGCCGGGGTTGCCGTTGGTCATAATCATACGACCGGGGCGTACTTCCAGCTTGTGCCCACGCGGGATGCGAGTGGCGTCTACAGCCATCATCGGGTGCGTGGTCAGGGCGAGTGCGTCGATACGCGCCCGCAGCTCGGTGTCCAGAGCCTTCTGGCTCATGTATCCCTTCTCGCACACACCACGGCCCCAGAATACGCCGGGTACGATGTCCCACTGGAACGCCACGATGGGGCGGTCTTGGCACATGTAGGGCGAGGGGATAGCCTTCAGCAGCGTCCCTTCGTTGCCGATGACGATAATAGCCTCGACGTAGTAGCCGGGTTCTGCGATGTCGTCCTCGTCCACACCCTCTGCCAGTAGCAGCTCGCGTGGCACCTTTCCGTAATACTTGGTGAGCCGTATACGCTCTCGGGCCACGGTGTCAACCTTCGGATCAGGTTCGATTTCTTCGTCGGCTGCTGCATCTCCCACGTACTCCTCTCGGTAGACGCCCTGCTCCTGCAACTCCTCGACGTAGTGTCGGCTAACGTACTCGTCTACCGCACAGCCCAGCGCCTCGTCTACAGACGGAGCAGAGGGGTCGATGAGGAAGTTACGGGGCTGGATGGGGTTCAGTCGAACGATGGGGCGGTAGCTTTCGGTGACGCCGATCTCGTTCATGCCTGTGTCGCCCATGGGCTGAGTCGTGGGCTTATAGACCTTCATCTCGTCCAGTACCACTTCACCGACGCCAGTGCCGAAGACGGCGGCGTTGATGAGGGCTTCGGCCACGGAGCTACGCACCTTGGCAATGCCCATGTCTTCGTGGAGCTTCTCGCGGAGGTAGGCTACGTCCTTCGGGTCTTGGTCGCCGAAGTTGTCGCGGATGTCGAATATCTTACCACGACCGAAAGTAGACTCCTCGATCTCGGCTACGTTAGACTCTACGGCCTGAGCCAGCGCGGGGGCGATGAGCTTGCTGCGCTCCGTCTTCCGCTCCGTGTCTTCAGCCGACCACTGGTTACGGTAGAGTCGCATGTACTCGTCGTGCCGCTCGGCGTAGTTGGCCTCGTAGTGGTCGCGCCAAGCCTGACACTTGCCCATGACCCATGCGGCCAGTTCGCCTTCCTGCGGCCCCATGTCCATCGCGTCTTTGAAAATGTCTTCAGTGTCCATAGTGTCCTCAGTATCCTGCTATAGCATCTAATGGCTCATAGTCGTCTTGTATGTCGCCGCCCATCCCGTAGGGGAGGATAGCCATTTGGTCAATGTAGGCCAGCGCGTCGAGGAGGTCGTCGTGTACTAGCTGCGACGGAAAGGCCGAAGCCTCGTCCACGAACGTCATGTTCCAGTCCCCTTGCTTGAGCTTGATCTTGCCATGCTCGAAGCGGCCCTGCAACGCCCACAGAATCCTGTCCTGCTTCTTCTGGTTGCCGTGGCTCAGGAGGTCCACGCGGAACACGCGGGCTGTCCGACGCATGATGTCCTGCAAAGGCTCCATCACCGCCTGCTGCGCCATCCCTTTCTCGATGCCGACGCCTACGGGCTTGTACTTGTCCACCGCCCAGAATATCTTTTCGGCTGTCTCCTGCGGCGTCCAGCGTCCGTAGATGATGTCCTCGACCCACCACACGCCGCTGTCGCTTACGAACACGACGGCCATGGCGCTGTTGTCTCGGCGCTTGCTCTTGTTCCCACGGTCTGACTCAAACCCCGCCAAGTCGATGGCGATGTAGTAGTCTCCCGGCATAGTCTTCGGCTTCTCGTCGTAGTAGTCGAAGGCTTCGGGGTCGAAGAACTCGCTGCCCTTCGCGTCGAAGGACGCCTCGAATTCCTGCCTGAACATCCACCCCGGCATGGTTTCCTTAGCGTTCGCGATTTCCTCGGGGTCCAGCAGAGGGTTGTCGGAGGAGGTCAGGTGCCACGACTGCCAGCCGCTCTTTCCTGCCTCTCCGTTCATGTACACGTCGTAGAAGCTGTTGCGTCCTTCGGGGGTGGAGATGAATAGGGCCGACCCCTTGCGGTCAGCTAGTGCGGGGCGGAGGATCGTATCGAAGACTCCTTCCTTGTGGAACGCGAACTCATCCAAGACCAGATGCTTGAGGCTGTATCCTCGGAGCGTGTCGGGGCGGTCGCTTCCTTTCAGAGCGATCTTGTTGCCCCCCGCGAGTACGACCTCTAGGTTGTTCACGTTGGAAGATTCGATGATGTCTCCCGCCAGTTCAAACAACTTATCCCACATGAGGTCTCGCGCCAGCCCCTGCGTCGGGCCGACGTACATAACCCCACCCGGCTTGCCGTTGAGGGCAGCTAGGATAAGCGTGACAGCGGCGAAGTGGGTTTTACCACAACGACGCCCCGCAGCAATGACCTTGAACCGGGCATCACTCTGTATCACTTCCTCCTGCCACGGCAGCAGGTTGATGTCTAGCGATGCCATGCGTTCTCCTTAGTTCTGACCTCCGACCAGTCGCCGGTAGTCCACCATCTCGCGATCCCACTGCTGTCGCTTGGCGGGGCGGTCTTCTTCCGCGCCTGCCCAGTGGTAGTCCATCCAGAAGTCGCCGGGGTCTATAGCGCCTCGGGCCAGCTCACCAACCTCATCGCCGGGGGTCTTAGCAACCCAGTCAGCTATGACGATGGCTCGCTGTCCGTCTTGGCTAATCTTGCTGAAGTCGGGGTCTTCTGATTCAAGTTCTTTTCGGTCGGCCTTGGATAGCTTGACGGGGCCGTATATCTTCTCGAATGTCTTTAGACGGGCGGCTGCTGTCTTGTTAGCGCCGGAACCGGAAGACACCTCGAACTGAAACTCCCCACGACCGGGGCCGCCTTCCCCTTGGAGGGCGCGTGGGTCATTCTTAGACTCCACGAAGCCCACTCGTCTAACCACGGCGTCCAGTCTGGCTACGTCTTCGCTGGTTAGTTCTTTCTTTTCCTTGACGTTGTTAAGTACCGAAGCGTACGCCGACTCAGACATCCTCAATCTCTCCGCTTGTTCCGTTAATGACGACGCTTGGAGGCTCGGAGGGAGCGCCAATGCCAGTGATGTTAATAGACACAGCGTTGTTAGCTTTACCATCGGCTGTGAATCCTGCGACTGGGAGGAGGCGGTCAGACAATATCTTCATCGCCACCGCCTGATTCTTGGCTTCGTCGTCCAGAGCCGTGTTAAACAGCTTCTCGATGAGGGCAGGGGACTTCGGGTGGAGGAGCAGACGCTCTCTGAACTGCTTGAGAGCCTGAGACTGCTCCCGCTTGGTCATCTCCTGCGTCTTACCCAGCTCCTTGTTGGAGGGGCGACCTACCTTCTTCCCTGTCATACGACCTCCTGCGCCTATGATGTAGGGGAGACCTCCTAGCCTTTGCCGTTTCGCTCACGTAGGCTGACAGTGCCAGTCTAAAGAGGCGACCTCCCCGTTGTTTGATGGCCTAAGCATTGCTTAAGCAGCTGCTGTTGGTGATGCTTCTATCCTTATGCTTAAGAAGCTGCTGTTGGTGTTGTCTTATTCACCACAACAACGTAATGCGAGTGTTATTCCTAAGAGCATTTTCTTTAGTCTCTATATATATACGCAATCCGGACGCGATAAGGGTTAGGTTTTGCGAAACGCACCACTTTAGTGCAGCCAAGGAGGGCAAATGGCGGGCAAAAGGCGAGTACCTAAGGCAACACTGTCGCTCTATTTCCGCTCAGGGCACCTCTGTCGGGCCTCAGGACTGTCCTCAGTGGTGTCGGAGGCTGTGGCCGCAGTGGTTGCTCACATTTCAGGGGTAGTTTTGGTCGGATAAGTTCCCAAAAGTGCTGCCTCGGTGGGTCGAAAGTTGCCTTTTGCAAGCGGAGGCGCTACCCCCCGCGCTGCCAACCGCAGACAGGCCCCCCGCCGGGTCGCGGGATGGGCCGCCGCAGGTCGCAGGCCGGGGTCGCGGGCAGGGCAGGGCCACAGCAGGGCCACAGCAGGGCCACAGCAGGGCCACAGCAGGCGTTGGAAATGGCAGGGGCGGGAGTCGGGGGCGGGAGCCGCCATCGCCACACCACCGCCATGCCATCGCCACACCACCGCCATGCCGCCGCCACACCACCGCCACA